ATACTTGCCAACGTAGGCACTGGGCTGATAGCCGGTCTCGTGCGTCGTGCTAGTGAGTGGCGTGACGGCAATAACGAGAGCCGCCAACGCAGAGACAACTACTGTCCCTCATGGCTAGTAGCAAGGGTCGTCGCCCCTCGGTATGCATCGACTGATTCTCTGTCGATACGACGTTGCCCACCTGGTGTTCTGATTCCGGTAAGTGCTCCCTGATCGAAATAGCGTGAAATTGAATCAACGGATACTCCGAGCATGTCCGCCGCTTTCCCTGGGCGAATATATGTGGTCATGTTTTCCCCTTTCAAGGATGAACATACACGAATCGTACGGGTTTCGCGGGTTATTTCTTTGGCGTGTTGAAAATAGGCAACGGGAAAGCCCCGCCGTGGACCTCGGCGTACTCCGTGAAAGATATGTGGATATGGTCAAAATGTTTGTAGCCGGATCCGCGCCACTCCCATTTGGAATTAGCATACGATCCACTCGCAACCTGATCATTGAAAACGACGTATTTGATTCGCTGAGAGCCAGGTAAGCCACTAGCCGCATAGTCGACTATCTGATTTGCGAGTGTTTGCGCCATTCCTCGGCCTCGTCCTGACCCTAAGAGATCCGCGTCGATGTCGAGCGCGTGAACGTAACCGTTCTTTGTTGGATTATGGTGGCTAGGTCTGGCCCTGTGTGCGCTATCGCCAATAATGCCATCGGCACCTCGATCGCGTTTAGGCCACCGTTTATCTACCTGCTTGCGTAGCGTGGTCGCTGCTGCACACGGCTTCCATGCGGTCACTGTTCCCCCTCGATTGTGAACTCCGCTGCTGTGGCTAGGTCGGAGAGTGGTGTCTGTTTGCCTACTCCGTAACGCGGGTCAAACTTATTAAGCGCGTTTATCAGAATAGGGATACATGCCGCGCCTACGCCTACAAGTAGCGGGTCAATGTTGGATGTGGTGAGCCATGACAGGATCGCGCCAAGTGCCGCTCCTATCAGTCCTTTAGTCAGGGATGCCGACCACGCGTTCGCGAGCCATCTGCCGATCATGTTTCATCCTTTCCTCGAATGTGCGGAGTTCTTGCCGGACAACTGACCGGATGAGCCACACGTTAGCGACCACCAAGACTGTCACGATGGATAACACTCCCCCAATGAGTGTCACCCAATCAGAGGGCTGCATCCTTTTCTGTTTTCGGTATTGCCTCGACTGGTTGCACTGGTTCTGCAAAGTTCGTGCCATCCCATGTGTAGCCGATGCCAGGGTACACGCCTCGCATGGATGCGCTGTACGAACACTGCACCCATTCACTTTCTAACGTATCAGGGTAGAGGCTCACCATAAATCGCTTGCCTTTCAATTCCGAGTCGTTGCCTGCTGTTGTGGCAATGACTTCGTTAACAACGGGTTCTACACGTTGAACTATTCCGTCTTTTACGTATGCAAAATGTGCCATTTCATCATCCAATCAGAATAAAGATAGTACCGGAACCGCCATTGCCGCCTGCTGCTGAACCTGCGTTTGCGCCGCCGCCGCCGCCCGAACCGGTATTAGCGCTGCCTGCCGAGCCGACGCCTGATGTGCCGCCGTCTCCGCCGCCGCCTGCTCCGCCTTGGTTTACGGTTGCTCCTGCGTTGTAACCGGCTCCGCCGCCGCCGCCTCGTGTTACTGATGCGCCAGTTATAGAATTGGCTACGCCTGCTCCGCCTGCTTGGGAAACGTTTGTTACGCCGTCAACTCCTACTGCACCTGCTCCGCCGCCGCCGCCGCCGCCGCCGCCGCTTGCGGAGGCGCCGCCCTTAAAGCCGGTAAGTGTCGTTGATAATCCACCCGTACCTGTGTTGCCTGTTGAGCCGCCGCCGCTTGCGCCCGGTCCGGCATTTGCTTGCTGCGTTCCCGGGCCGCCGCCGACGGTTGCGTAATTAAATACTCCTGATGGGTTGCCTTTGTTACTTGATGCCGCGCCGCCGCCGCCAATGGTGACTGTGTGAGTAGCCGCTGTGAATGTGACACTTGTCGCGTACAATTGGCCGCCGGCGCCGCCTCCGCCTCCGCCGCCGACTCCGCTTGCGCCTAATGCACCACTGCCGCCGCCGGAAATAACGTAAACGTCTGCAATACCCGCCGCCAAGGTGATCGAACCTGAGCCGGTGAATTGGTAAACAGTTTTACTGCCCACAGTGGTAATGGTCGGACTGCCGGTAGTCGCGCTGACCGTTGCTGTCGCGCTACCTGAGGAAAAAGGGACTGCATACCAAACTGTTGCGTAATAAAGCAAAGTCAGGCCGGTGTATTGAGTCGTAATAGACACGACAGTTCCAGTGACTGTGCCGCCCGTAAACGTCACCGCGCCTGTATTAATGTTTACAACTTTGACTTGCATACCATTTACTAGACCGACACTCGGCAAAGTTACAACCGTAGCGCTTGCCGAGTTTTGCACAATTACTTTGTTGCCCAGAATCTGGGCAAGTGTCACAGTGTGGTTAGTTGTAGATGCGTGCATGTCACCGCCCGCGATTAAGTCAACGTGGTTGCCTACGGCTAGGGATGACGTAGGCCATCCCGATACGAGGTCGCTTGATTGCACATAGGGAGTGCCGCCCGTTGTGGTTGCCATTACTTCTCCTTATGCTGCCAGTAAGTCGTCAGGTAAGACGACGTTATACCATTGGATGCTTGCGTTGACGTCTCCCCAGATAAGTGTCGGATCTACTGAGATCCATTGTGCCATTGCGTACGAGTATCGAGGGTCCGACAAGCTAAGAGTGAGTACATGCCCTTGGTCTGTGTATTGCTCAGACCATCCTTCTACAATGCCCAAGAATTGTGTTATGGGAGCGGGTTCTGGCAACCCATCAATTAGCACTCGGTCACCGCTAATAAGGCCGAGAATCGCGGTCCGTTGCGGGGCCGTGAGCAAATCAATAAATATCTGTATTTGCTGCAAGTCGTAGCGTGGCTCGGATTGCGCCGTTATAATTGCGCCCGCTCTATTGCTTGCGTCCAAAGGGTCAGAGAGTTGCGTAGGCAAGACAGTTGCCCTTAGCCCGTGTACCGCTTGACTAGCTGCATCCTCAGCGACAATGACGTCTTGGGGGTTAGATGTCCCATAAGTTACCGTGGCGCGGTTTACTACGGCAAGGATATTGTTACGCCATACGGGTTCCCAAATTACCGAATTATTTGTCAGAGTTACCGGCACGGGTGCGGCTGCTGATGCTTGGTATAGGTCGTCCCAGTTATAGAGCGGGTAATCTGCCCAAGTGTCAATGAGATACGCCCAAGTTGCCGGATTGTAATCGTAGCCGCGTCGACTGTAGGACTCGATCCCAATTGTGCCATCTGGCAAGTCATACATGGTTGCGCCGGTTTGAGAGCAAATGTTAGACAACAAAGTCAAAGCCGGTACGGGTTCTGTTGTGGCTGCAATAGGTAGCAGCACCATGAGAGGATCCATGTTGGCTGCATACGCCAAGCCTGTTTCGTCCATAATCTCTATGGTGCGTAAATCTACGGTTTCTTCTACGTATCCTGCCGCGCCCACATTGGCTAGCCCTAGTCTAAAGAAGTTGCCTTGCGCTTGGTAGGTCACGCGGGCTAAGTAGTTACCGTTAGGTGAATCAAGGTGCGTAATCTGTATGTCCGAGACTGTGCCAGTGAAACGTAATGTAGAGGACGCTGTGACGGTAACGCTTGATGAGATGCCGCCGATAATTGTCGGAGAGCCAAGCACCGTAAATTGAGCGCCGCTGGGTTGTGGTGACTGCGTGACGTCGTTACGGCCATGGTCAACCGTGAGTGACCATTCCACATTGTCAAGGTCTACGCTGACCCCACCAATAATGACAGAATCTACAACGTTAGTAATTGCGGTCATGCGAGGACTACCGTGTCTTGGTAACCTGCTCGTGCGTTGCCGTTGGCTAGGATTTGGTTTAGCTGCTGGATTGCTTGCTGATCCGAGACAAGCACACGACGGGTAGTGGCTGCCGCCGCCGCTGCGGCTGCCGCTGCTGTTTTAGCCTTTTCGATATCTTCCCAAGCCGCCGCTATTTGCTTAGCGATCTGATCCGCCGCTTCCGCGCCGATCGGTTTACCAATGCTCTTGCCAATGGCCTTGTATTTGTCTTGGTCTTTTTGTACTTGTCCCGCTAGTCCTTCAACCGTTTTGGTTGCGGTTTCTATGCCAGTGACTAGACCGATTGGGGTTATCGCTTTAGCGATTATTTCCGAACTAGTTTGCAGGTAATCAAACTGTGCGTTTAGCGTTGGGATTAAGCCATCGAGAAGAATGGTGGAGCCGAGTTTTGCTCCGACTCCTGGTCCAAGGCTTGCCACATAGTCAATGAGTGCTTGGTTCGCGTTGGAGTCTTTTAAGTTCGTGAGGATTGTGCCGAACCAATCCATACTGGCTAGTTGTGCGCCAAAGGCTTCCGTTAGTGGTTGCCCTGTCTCCTGCGACGTTGTGAAAGCCGCGCCTAAATCAATTCCGCTCGATATTTGGCTCTGTAAGTTTTTCCAGTAGTCAACATACGCTTGCCCTGCTGCTTTGAGGGCTTCGCTTTGTGTCGTTAGCTCGTCTGAGTTTTTCTTTAATACGTTGTTTTGTGCATCTAGTGCGTCTGTGTTGATTTTGATAACGCCAGTTTGTGCGACTAATGGTGGAATGACATCCGCTACGGCTTTAGCTTGTGCTTGGTAATTCGTAACGGTCATACCAACTGTGTTTAATAGCCCGTAACTAACGACTTCGTTTTCTTCCTGTGCCCCTGTAAGGCGACCCCATGCGTCAGCAAGGTAGCCCACTGGATTAGAGAACTTATAAAGTACATCTCCAAGTGCTGTAAAGACTCCGCCCGTTAGTCCGCCTTGGTTTGCCAAGGATGCAAAGCCTTTTTGTAAGTCAGATGCGTAGCCGATAAGTAGCAAAATATTTCCGGCTAGGAAGCCAATGTTTTTGCCTAGGTCTTCTGCTACGCCTTGCATTTCGTAAAGTGACTCGGAAAGGTTGCCTGTGCCTTTAGTTGTTTTTGTAAATGCGTCGACTACGCCTTTTCCAAATGCCTCGGTGAGTTCGCCGCCTGCTGTTTTGAGTTGCTCTATTTTGCCAGCGAAGGTATCTGCCTGAGTCGCTGCTTGGCCGCCGAACGTAGCCGCGAGCTGCGCCGTGATTGCTTCCATGTCACCTGTGGCGAGGGTTGCTTTGTCTAAGCCGGTGCCGAGTTTTCCAAGGCTAGTTGTCGAGCCTTCGTATGCGCGTCCGAGACTGTTCGATACGGCTTCAAGCGATTTTCCAGTGCCCGCCGATATGTCCATAGCCAAGGTCATTGCGCTATTTGCTGCGCCGATATCTCGCGTGGCTCGGATAAGTCTGTCGTAAGCCGGTCGGAGAAGGTCATCGGCTACGCCGGTGGCTCGCATTTGTGCTTCGATAAATGCTGTCGTTTGTTCTGTTGCGCTTTCTAATCCAAGGTTTTCTAATGTCTTGGCTAGTTTTGCCTGTGCTGCTTCCTCCGCTAGAGCGGACTTGACGCCTTCTACACCCATCGCAACTGCGAGGGTTCCGGCTGCTGCGGCTGCGCCGAGAAGCCCTGGGACGAGCATGCCTGAAAGTTTGGAGCCGGTAGAACCTAACTTTCCGTTAAAATAATCAAGGTCATTCTGTGCCGATTTAAGGCCACGCGATAGCCGCGAGATATCGGCAGCCAAGACAATGGTAAGAGTCTTACCGGCCATTACATCACCGACCATTTCATAACGATACGATCGACTGCTTTAGCCCACTCGGTTACGGCCTCGGTTGCATAACCGCGTTTTGCCTGTTTGATCCAGTCGGTTTTCTCAAACGCCGGTGGCATAACTCGGCCCGGTCGTGCTGTTCCGCGGCCTTGATCTGACGGGTATCGGACCATGGTCGCACTTGCTCCGCCGCTAAAGACTTTTTTGTTTCCACCTATTTGCACGCTGGGCAACCGGTCGCGCCGTACTTTCACACTGTCCGCGATTTTCTGGCCCCAAGGCCCCGCGCCCATTGCTGCATTCTTCCAAGACGGTGCCATATAACGTTCGGCGATAATGACCGATGAATCTCTCAGCTCTTTTGCTGCCTCTTTAGGAAGTGCCTTAAAGGACCTAAGGACTTCGTTCAATCCTGAGATATAGGCGTCAGTGATTTTCTGTGCCATCGCCTAACTCCTCCAAGATCGTTGCGAATAGTGCCGAGTCGTAGCGGATAACTTCGTCGAACGGTCTCCCGATTCGTAGGGCTACCTGTACGGCTAGTCGTCCGATAGTTCCCTCGTTGAAGGGTCCTTGTCTTCCCCCACACGAGTCCGCACCTCATTAGCTCGTGCCCAGTCCGCTACCTCGTCAAAAGTTTTCGGCTGCTTGCCTGTCAGATGCGTGTAAGCGATAAATAACTGGCGGCCGAACTCACTCGAATAGTCTTTGGTCTTGTGGACCATGCGATCGTATTCGTGTACATCGAGAGTCTGGATCTCGTACTCGGTCGCTTCGTTGTCGCCTAATTTAATTATGAGTGTTGGATACATGATATTTCCCCGTTTCTATTGGTTTGGTTAAGCAAATACTACAGAACCCTGTAGCCCAACTGTGCACATTGCCACATTAGCTGCGTCAATGGCGATATCCGCCGAGTCAATGTGCATAGATGCTCCGGTCCATGAGCCGCCCGCTGTTGTGGTGATAACTAAAGCGACTGCTGAGCCTGCCGCGATAGCGGTCTGTAGCGCGTCGTACATTCCGCTATCTTCGTCATACAGGAAGTTCAACGAGATAGTGGAGTTAAGGTCTGTCTGTGTGAAGTTTACAGCGCCCGTAGTTTTTGTGCGTGTAATTGTTGGTGTGGTGGTAACGGTTCCGGTCGTGACCTGATCCGTGTATGCCACTGCTGGGGTTCCGAGTTCTACAATAAATGTAGAGCCTGCGACGCCGACTGCTGCCATGACTTACTCCTTCATTCTAACCGAGACGTTTATCTCGGTGGTGATTACTGTTCCCTGAGCGCCGACGTCTGTCAGTTGCGGAGGGCCGACACGTGTGAACGTGTAAGGATTTGGGATTGCTCCGAGGATGATGTCCACCGCGTTCTCTGAGTCGAGTTGTGCCGCGTCGTTGTTTCTCGGTGAAACGGTAACAATGACTTTCCAAAATACTTCGTAACTGAGAGTTGAGCCGATACGGTTCGGCAGGATCCATGGTGTATCGGGGATGATGACAATGCTTTTAGGCGTAGGCACATTGGGCACTGCGGAATAGACTTTGTAGCCAAGGCCCGTAAACGCTGATGCTAACGCGGTCCGGCTCTCGGTAGTAAGGGCGGTCACCCGATCATTCCCTTGGTGTTCATGTAAGGACCGATAAGGCTTGCCACCCGCCGAGTAATCCAAACGCTAAGCCGGTATGGCCCTGGCGAGTAATCCGTAGCGACTGCTTGCCCGCCTGCTGCTGTTCGTGATTGGTAAATCTCGGTGGCGACACTGAGAGCGGCTTCTTTGCATGCAGCCGGTTCTAGTTCGTAAGCCGCGTCGGTAAGTAAGGCCCCCACAATGTCGTCAGCCGCTTCCGCGATCTGATCAAAAGGCTCGAAGGGAGGGTCGTAGTCGAGGTCAAGTGCCTCGGCTAGTTCTGCTCCTGTTACGAGTGCCATTGTGGGGACCTTTCTTACTGCGAGTTAATTAATTTTTACTGGAGACCAATAATGCCGGCGCTGCTAATAATCTGAGCGGTGCCGTAACCGTAGATAGCAACGTCCCGACCAAGAAGGGCCGGTGTATCCATTTGGCTAAGGCGTGGTCCGTCTTCAATCCACTTTGCTGCCTCGCGGTTAGACACGAGAATAGCGTTGCCGCCGATGTTCCGGTCCAAGATAACCGGAAGGCCCGATACCGCAACGCTAAGGTTATTAGCGTTTGCGACACCTGACACGTTAAAGGTGCCGTAATTGGATGGGAAGAAGGTGGACCATCCACCGATAGTCTTAAAGACTGCGGGCGATACAAGAACAAATTCGGCAGGCATACCGGTGGCAGTCTGCACCGACACTGATGCGCCAAACACTGCTTCACGGAAAGCCGATCCGTCTGTATCTGTTGCAATGTTGTAAGCCTCAACGGTGCGAGCGCCGTAAACCGCCGCGACCATAGCAATATCCGTAACCTGCACATACGAGTTAAGCATGATGCGTGTGTGTGCATCTACGTATGATGGGCTGGAGCGCTGTAGCAACTGGAATGAAATATCGGATCCGGCTGCATAAGTCTTGAGGCTAGCGGTACCTTTAAGGATGCTAATAGCAACGGAGTTTACTTCGTCTTT